TTCCACAGAAAGCACGTGGCCAAAAGCCTCACCGCACTTAACAACAAGTCCACCTATTTCTTCCCAATGTCCTATTTTCGATCTATGTTCGCCTAAAATGAACACGGCGGCTTGTGCCACCATGAACATAGCTACGTGGTTTAAGATCGTGGTAAGAACAGTACCACTCCCTTCGAACAGCGAATGCATGTGTATATCGCACGTTTCGTCGGGATCTTCGGGGTTCACAAGTTTGATAGGATTACTACATTGGCTCACCAAACCAATTGCCAACTCGGGGGAGAACCGAGCTAACAACATATAAATGAGACCAAACACACCTCCTTTGTTGCCTGAATCACAGGAACTAATGTCCACATTAAAAGCGAAAGGAACAGCATTTAAATTTCCAGCCCAAACCGAATCATCAGAGTATATTAAGATATACACTTCATCTCTTGTGGACATGGATGCTATAGCATCGCGTAAACTTTTCGTTAGGCCGGGTGTGGTCGGTTTGGCGAAAATATTAATGTGGACGGTCACACCATTGTGGGTGTAAGTACGAATTCCGTCAAGACAAATTTTTGCGTACTCAGGAAGTTCATTTGCATACATACAACCAGCGTCATATGTGACATACAAACGGGGAACTTTCCCTTGCTTTGCAAATTCTTTCTTAACTTTGGCTTCAACAAAACGTGTCATGTTGTTGTCAGGGGTGTGTTCGACTTGTTGAGCAACAAACATGGAGCGAAGGGCACGCTTGATATGAGGTATGAAAGCAAGCTCTTCGCGTGAATCTTGGTAGCTAAGAAAAGTGGTAAAACGGCGGAAATTGTCTCCGTAAATCCAGCGAGGGTGGGAGTCTGCATAAGCTTCAAGCGTTCCACGGTTGAAATCTTTGAGAAGGTCAGAAAAACCAACCGACATCTGGGTAAGGATTCCACCATAATCCGCATGCAGCCTAAACCAATCAAATACCAATCCCGCGTCCATTGCATAAGACGTAAACCAGGACGCTATTCCAGAGTTGGAAGCAATACCAGGGGATGTCAACAATCCTGGAAAGACCGACAAAGGGTTCGGGTACGTCACCGTGTCTACGTGTCTGCGCTGGCCTGGGTCCGGCACAATTGCTCGGAGCTGAGCGATACGACTAGGATTACCAACGGTAATGGAATCATAGATTTTATTATCATCGTCACCATTGTTGTATTCAAGCCGTGCCACCTTTAGGAAGCGTGAACGCCATGTTTTATCACTACCCAATTTATACCATTCTATTTCTTCAGTTGAACCTGGCCATTCCAATTCTTTTGAATAAAAGAGATGGGAAAAGACACAGTATTGAAGACTGGTTAGGGCGGAATCATATTCACGGGATTCACGCAAACCACACATCCGTTTCAATGCCTTGCAAGCATTGGCCGCATTCACAGAATACATCACAAAGGGTTTCACTGAATTGGGATAGAAACCGGTGTAGATGCTACGATTGTAACGAGTACCATTAGCGCCCTCTTCAGCAGTCCAAAAGGTTGGGTAGCTGTTGGGGTTTCCTGGGTCCTCGAGTCCAGCGTAAAAAACATGATTGCCACGTTGATTGTGCTTAAAATGTAAAAGACAATCTTGGCGAAAATGATAATTATTAGGGACAGGGCAATCGATACTAGAATGACGACCAACGTCACCGTCTATTTTGACTTCACCGTACAATAACATTTCACAATCTGTGAGACGATCACGCTCTTCAACGACCAGGTGGCCAAAACCAGTGACCATTCGCCAAACTCGGAAGCGACAATAATGTCTATAATACAAGTAAGTTTGGGAAATGATCTCGTGGTGGCTGAGATTTCCATAGTGTCGATTAGCAGACGCTAATGCCGTGTTTCGGTGGGTGTCTGTCAAGACAGCCGTTGAAACTTTTTGCTGCAGAAACAACAAGAATGGTTTAAAAATGACGTAACTAGTTGGAGCATAGATTTGTCCTTCCAATGTAAATTCAACGTCAATTGAAACTTCTTCAAGCACTCCTACAGCCCGTGCGGAACCTACAACTCCTTCCTTGACCTGGAGATAACCAGCTTTGGAAAATTCAACATGTTCGACCACAGTCCCTTCCAGGACTAAATCTAAGGTCATGCCGTCATCCATGCCTACAGCTTTGCCTTCGACAAAATTATAACCCTGAACACCGTCCCATCCAATTCTTGCATACAAGCAATTCATCTTAGGGACAACAATAAGCTTCTTTGGTTTAGCTTTCTCTTGTTCGGCTCTTTGCTCAACACGAAGTTGAGCTGGGTGTTTGTCTTGGCGAGGCTGGCCAGCATCTTTCTCTTCCATATTAGATCCGTCGGATCGACCACCACTCTTAGGTTTTTGGTGGTCAACCTTCTTGTTCCGTCTAGGTCGATTTTCCTGATGCCTTCCAGGTTGGGGAAGTTGAGCTAGCGCCTTATCGATTCCAGGCCCATCTCCAGTAACATCTGAAGAATACCCCTTGCCGAAAAGACGCAGAGAACCTCTTAAATTGTCGAACCAATTTGAAAGAGGGCTGTATGGATTCGGTTCAGAGGACCAGATAAAACTAGTCCTCATTGCTCGAAAAACGAACAACACTGTGTGAACAGCAACACGCAGTGGAACCAAGATAACTTGGAATAAGCTCCTCAGTCCGTTATCAATAACTGAGAGCTTGGACACTCCCACAGGGGATAGGGTGCACGCCGGGAGCATCAAGAAACTCGTGCAAGCATTAATGAGTTGATTTTGGTCAAAGAACAGTTGTTGCTGGGTATTATCTGTTCGGCATGACCAGCCAGTCGAATTCAGAGCGACTATGCGTTCTTTTTTATAGAATGAACAAACTACAGAGCCCAAGGCCCCCAGCAGACCGAGGAGGAACACCACGCAAGCGCCCCTCCGCAACCCCTAATAGACGATCCTCTCAGCCCTAAGCTCCGTCCGAATGGTCTGACCAAGCGTAGCATTAGGTTGAGAAGCCGCCAACCGCTGACCCTTCATGAGAGAACAAGCCACAGCATCGAAACCGACAGCATCTGAGATACTTTCAGTTAACAAACCTTGAACGACGCCGGGACCAGTGTACTCTGCGTGGAGGACGATTTCAAAATAGAAAGTTTCCCCAGGCATGCCAGTGATCATGATGGCCCCAGTTCCGCAAGCCGTAGCTCCATCAAACTGCATCTGTCCTTCTGCGTAGGGATAAACCTTTCTGGGCGTGGAAGCATTAGGGAGTGGATAGTCATACAAGTTGATATTATTTGGAATCCAAATAATTCTAGCCTCTTTCACTTGCTGAACGGAGGAAATCTCCGTGCAATCGAAACTAGCCATAGTATCAACTGTATAACCACTACCAGCTGCGGGAGCTGCATGAGTACCACCAACAATGTTGACAAAATCAGGTTGAACCATAGCGTAGTAATTGCCTGATTTGTTCAAATTAGTGCCAG